AGCTTGCTAACAGTGTTTGGGCCAATAGTTATGGTGCAAGCAGAATCAAGGGTTCCAGTGTACTTGAGAAAAATAGAGCGCCCAGGATCAGTGCTACCATCAGCAATCGTAGTAGTGTGCGTGTCTGCATTTGTGGTAATTGCCTCTGTGCCAAAGGAAAATGCCTCTGCAATTAGCTCGAGGTTAGTATTTGTACTCGTGCCCCAGGTTCCGCTCTCATCGCCAGTGGCAATCTCTTTGAGCCGTAAGTCGTTTACATAAGTTGCCATATTAAGCTACCTCTTCCCAATTCGGTGTTTGACTGTCATCAATAATAGACCAGCTTGAATCTTGGCCTGGTATAATTTTTCCCCAAACCAACGCGCCGCCACACAAACCATCAGCAGACACACCTGTAACAGCAACGTCAGCCGCTGCAGTCGCAGTGACAGTTCCAATCGCTGATGTAAGTTCAAACCCAGAAACACTGATCGTGTTGTTTGTAACCAGCGAGATAGTACCAAGCGCAGACGTACCAGCGTTACCTGTAACGGATACATTTGCTGCGGCGTCTGTTGTAATCGTACCGACCGATGCCGTTCCAGAAACGCCTGTGACAACGGCTGTTCCTGCTGCATCGACGGTGATCGTGCCGATTGCAGACGTTCCGACATTGCCTGTAACTGATGCATTAGCGGCTGCTGTAACCGTGACTGAACCGACTGCACTTGTGCCTGCAACGCCTGTGACGCTTGTGTTAGCCGCTGCCGCAACGGTGACAGATCCAACTGCGCTCGTTCCTGCAACGCCTGTAACCGAAGTATTAGCTGCTGCCGCAACTGTAACTGTGCCAACGGCTGAAGTCCCTGCGACACCCGTGACAACAACTGGGATTGGTTCACCCCATGTGCCTTGGCCCCAAGTGCCTCTACCCCAGCCAGTAACATTCGCCACACGTTAAGTCCTATTGATTATGACTTTGATCTTGTTGTTGTTTGACCCATTCTAAATACTCTTCTTCAGTCATACGCCTCTGTTGAGCTTGTTGAGCCACAACATATTAAGCGATTCTTATTATCGCGTTAGATGCATCAGCTGCAGGAAACTGAATGGTGAAATCACCAGCAGTCGATGTTTTATCACCACCAAAATCAAGAGCACACACTGCTGGATCACCAGAAGCACTGTCATTAAATATGAGTGCCCCTCTGGCAGTCACCGTTGCATTTGAAAATGTCAGATCGGCGAAGTCTGTGAGCGCTGTAGTCCCTGATGTGCTCGGATCAACTCGCGTAAGCGAAGCACCTTTTGCGGTGTAGTTCGTGCCACTCACCTCATTTGAAGTTGTGTAAGCAGTCGTACCGGCACCTAAACTTGCAGAGCTAGTGTACAAAGCAAGGTTGAACGTGCTGCCACCAGAGTTCTTGAAATTGTGAACGGCTTCCAGTATTTCTTGTTTGAAACTGGTGCATAGTGCTGTCGTAATAGCCATTATAGCCTCCTGATTATATTAGCCATTTCACTTTGGCCCTGTTTTTCTAACTCGCCAATAAGTGTGGTTCTATCACTCTTAATAGCCTCTTTAATATAGTACAAAGCTGTTGCCCTGACTGCATCTTTGAACGCTTCGGCTTGCTCTGCAATCATAGGGTGACAATTGCCTCCAACACTCACAACACGATCCGCTATTGTTTGTGCCCAAAACTCAGGGTCATGACCTTTGTGGCTTGTTGTGGTGATAGAGACATTACCTATCTCACTTTGTTGCTCACTAAAAAACACAATTACGCTCTACTAATATCGTACCTAGATTCATCTCGTGCGCCATACCCTTCACCCAACTTTTTCAAAGCAGCCACTGCAGCGATGAATCGTTGTTCGTATTGTGCAACTTCTTCAGGGATCTTCAAGAATGTTGCTGCCTCTACCAACGTGCCATACAACAGCGCGTCAGGCGCATTGGTAGATAACCAAGTCGTGCCGCTATCAGATCCTGCAGTTAGCGAGTCAGGGCGATACTTGTAGTGCAGTTCAAAAGTAAATGTAGAGTCAGGTGTTGGGCCTAAAATAAATGTGGTGTCATCAAACAGCGCATAGTATTTAGGCGTGCCAGTGGTTGCCGGGTTAGGCGTGTAATCTCTAATGAATGACACATGCTTAAACAGCAAGTAAATGTACGCACTGCTAGATATGACAGCCAAACTGTATGGTGCCAAGAAATCTGTAGGCGTAGAAAGATATGTGTTGCTCGCTGCAGCTGTACCTGTGACGTTCTTTCTAAACACAGGAAGCTCGACGTTTTTGAGAATGCGCTCTTCTGCCTCTTTGATGAACGTATTCAAGTCAGCAACAAAAGTTGTTTCTGCAGTCTCACAATAATCTTGAACTGTGGATTTAAGTGTAGCTAGTGTAAAGCTCATGATATGACCACCGTTACTGTGCCTATTTCGCCTGTGGCAGCTTCTTGAGAGAACTCGCTGCCTATCACATCACCAGTGACAGACATCACGCTATTTGCATCTATTGTGCGTACAACACCAGCACCTGCAACGATACTTGCAGGAACATCTGGCCTAGGATGACGCAATGCTTCCGGGTCTGCTAAATGGCGTACAGGCTCTAATTGCGGATGTTTTGGCTCAAAGCATTCTGGACAAACACGAAATCCATTCCACTCTTCTCTAAGCTGAGTGTACTTGTATTGAAAGCCGCATCGATCACATATGGCTATTGAATGTTTGCCAGATGCATAAGCCATTACGCTCGCCTATAAGATCTAATACCAGGGGCTATGTTAAGAGAAGCTCTGTCCTCATCTTGATCTGCAGCCCTTGCAAACTCTTCTTCATAGAAAGCTTTGAGCATCTGAACACGATCTGGCGCTTTCTTGAGCGCGATGTAATACGCGAGACCAGCAGCCAAACATGGATAGAACCTAAAGGGCGTATCTACTGTGTTCACAGATGCGTCTGCATCTTCAATGCGCACCAACCTATTGATAAGAACTTGATCGGTAGCGTTTTCTGAAGCAGGCCAAATGTAGAGTCTAGGTGTGAGTTGCTTATCTAAGAACCATTGAGTGGGCCTGGCTTTGGTATCTTTGTTTGGGATATTCCAATACTCAGACCGCCCAATCTGGCTCATCTGTATGTCAGTGACTTCACTGTTCTCTGTTCTACGCAGGATCACATCAAGCACATCAATTGTGCTTGCAGACAAATCAAGGAACTCATCGCCTAAAGACAGAGTTGTAGTCGAATTTGTAACCGTCCACTGGTTTAGTCCCCTGTTTGCCCAATCAGCAAACAAGAGATTCAATGACCTGCGAGCGGTTACCGCATCATAAGAGGTGCGAAGCTCAAGCCCGCACCTCTCAAACGCTTCTTCGATGAACTCAGCTACGTCTGGAGTAAAGTCACTGCTACCAGAAGTTGTCATTAGCTGTAGCTCTTAATGACTTCTAGAATTACCGTGTAGGTATCTCCGCTGCTTGCACCAATCGTGGTGAACTGAACATCGCCAGTTTTTCCGCTGCCAGCGTTATTGGGTATGCCAGAAAACGGTGTGTAATCATGCATACCATTTGAGTCAGGAGACAATGCGATAATCAAGGTATCAGTGGTTGCGTCGTTTAAAAGCTGAACGCCCATGCCAACGCACTGCCACCATATCTTAGATATCGCCACCTCGGTGCAAGAATCGCCACCACTGTTTTTTGTAAGCGCACTTACATCAATTTTAGTGACGGCGCTTTCGCCAGTGCCATCACTGATGTTCGTGAACTTCAAAACAGCTTTGCGATTGTCATCCTGTATTGTTTGGGATGTTACTGCATCAGCCATTGTTGTCCCCTATTATGCGATTTGCACATACTCAATGATGAACGTAAAAGAACCAGCGGTGGTTGCATCAACAGTATTCGTGATGTTGCAGAAGATAGTTCTTGCAGCAGAAGTGTACTGAACAGAAGCGGGAGCCGTAGTGCCGCTTTGAGTCTGAACAACCAAAGTAGTCAAAGTTACATTGTGCTCAACAACAGTCGTGCCGCCGTCCAAAATCTCGTCAGTCACTGCCGCAACAATCTGTGCGCCAGAAGATGAAGTACCGACCTCATAACCAATGTCACCCGTACCAATAACTGGTGAGGTGTCACAGAAGATCTTGATGTCAGTAATGATTGTGTTGGCAGGCTGAGTAAACTCACCAATAGTGGGGCTGTCACCCGCTGTGGTGTTAACCGTAACGCCTGTAGCAAAGCCAACGTGCTTTACAAACTTGCCTGTGAAGATACCAGTAGACGCAATATCTACGACATCTGTAACAGCACCAGAAGTTCCGTCTTTAGAAACTACTTTGAAACCGTTTTCTGATCGGACTGAACCTTTGAAAGTTGTATTAGCCATATGAGTCTCCTGTCTTGGCTATGTCAGGCGCGGGATGCTCCTGTCAGGGATTAAATACTTATACAGTAGAAAAAGAAAAGGGGCAACAAGTGCCCCTTTCTTTCAATGTTCCATGTGAAACATTAAGCGCCTTGTGATGCGAACACTGCGCGTGGATTACTGAAGCCGAAGCTGTATCGCTCCCTGGCCTTATATCGCACGTTACCAGTGTTGAAATCACCTTCCATAGAAGTGGCAATCGGGCTTCGCTCAAAGTGCTTGAAGCCGTCTGGCACATCAGTCATGACAAAGAATGCATCAGTGTCAGTCAAGAAGTGGTTGACTGCATAGCCTTGAGGCAGCAGACCCATGTTCCTGATTGCGTTGATGTCGTTGTCAGCTGTTTCTACTCGTCCGGGAGTTTCCAACAATCGATCCGCTACGAACTGAAGTTGAGGAGGAACAATTAGCTTGGTTCCTTGCAGAGCCAAGATCATGTTTCGATCATCAACAAAAGTCGAGATGCTGATCAATGCGTTCTCTAACGAAGTTTCGTTGAGATCTGAAAACGCAGAAGGACGGTTTGAGAACGTGCCGCCACCAGCAAGAGGGTGATCAGTAGCGACAAGAGACTTGCCGTCACCGCCTAAGAAGCTTGAGCTAAACGCATTGTTCAATACGTTAGCAGCTTTCACCTGCTTGGTGTGTGCCATGCTACGAGCCAGCGCCTTTGTATAACGTGCGCCAAGGCGGTCATACAAATTATCTTCAACCGCTTCCTCGGTGAGCGCGAAAGCAAGCGCCACGGTCTCGTGCGTGTAGCGCGCAGTAAACCCTTCAGAAGCTTGGTCGTAACCAACGCTTTGTCCTTCAGATTTATCGCGTGCATTTCCAAAGCCTACGATCAGAACTTCTTCTTCAAACGCTCGGTCTGAAGATTCGGTTTCAAAGATCTCAGCATGCTCGTTTTCATAACGAGCGTATTCCATGCCAAATAAAGCGTTGAGACCAGGCTCTAGCTCTTTGGCTAATTGTGCTCTTGAAATAGCCATTAGTTAGCCTCCTATGCTAAGCCCGCGCCTTTTTGGCCGAATATTGAGTTCTGAATAACAACGAGTACGTTGGTATTCGCCGTAGCAACATCTGAGTTCTCTGGATCACCAGAGATATCGATGGCCTTGATGGGCAATCCTGCAGTTGTTGCACCCGTTGATACCTCAAGCTCAGCGCCAGAAATACCTGTTACGGTGCTACCTGCGCTGGTGTATACGATATCGAAGTTGCCGAAGAGATCGGCAATCGGGAATGCAGCATCAGCCTGCACTTCATAAACAACCATTGGATCATCGATGATAAACGCAATGATGTCTGAAGCGTTGGTGCTTGCAGGGTAAAAGTTGCTGAACACTTGCTCACTTGTCGTGGGGTCAGTGTATTGACAGCCGTTAAATACGCCAACGATAGGCACAGTGCCTCCGTCTGCGTGAACCTCTACCGTACCACCTGTAACTTGGGCAACCATATCTCCTTGGAAGATAGCAGTGCCATAGTTAGCGGCGATTCGATATCGGCTTTGTCCTCCCGTATAGGGGGCACCGCCCACCATACGCACTGGACGCATACCAAAAGCGGCATCTTGATTTGCCATTTTTGAATCTCCTAGTTAAACACAATCAAAATGAGGCTACGTTGATTTGTTGCCTCGGCCAAAAGATACCTGCGTCTTTCTCTCTTTTGAGATTGGCATTGCAGGATGTTCGTCACGCATCAAATCATTATCTACAGCATTCATCTGTTGATCCGTTTGTTGCGCGAAATAAGCATTTCGCTCCTCCACAGTCTCTTTTGGAATCTTGGTTAACATCAAACCACCGACACCGACTGTCCCTGCATGGTTACCTTCATCGATAACTGGCAGTTCATAGCCTTGAACTTCGCTTGGATGTACAGGTTCGTACCCTTCACGAAAGCGCATGTGCACGTTGGTTTTATCTGCTTCACCGCGTATGTGGGTTCTCACCCAACGATACTGCATTCCATCAGGAGCCTCTGGGGTTTCCAATACTTGAGGTGGCGTCCATGGTTTTCTTGCAGCCTTGGTAGACCGTGAAGAAGCGCCTCGTGGGGTTCTATTAGAACCTGGTGTAGTAGTTTCTTCGCTCATGAACTTTGTAACCTCATCTTTTGTTTTGCGTACTCTTTGAACGGCACCCCTAATTTTCTAGCAAGTTGCTGTTCGCTGGGGCTTAGCTCGACTGTACGATTGTTTTGACTGCGTCCACTTCCAGTTATGCGCGTATTGGAGACAACAGTTTGGACGGGTTGTTGTTTGCCTCCTGCGGGAAACTTATGAGGAAGTTCTTCCCTCATACGTCTATCTATCTGAGAGTAGTATTCATCAGACTCTAAGTCAATTCCACTACCCTGCAATTCATTATGTATGGCAAACGCCACGTTTGTCATCACGGTGTCTGTTCCGAACCATTCGTTGCTTGTAGCCCACTGCTGTGCTCGCTCAGAAGGTTCTTCGTAAGCAGGCTGTTCAGTCGGCATAAAATCCATTTGAGGATCTTGCTCAACTTGTTGGCTCTGTTGATCAACCCACGCATCGTACTGCACTTTGTAGTCAGCAAGTTCTTGTCGATACTTTGCAAGCGCATTTCGATCAGCCTCTGCTCGAGCAAGCATCTGCTGTGCTTCAGCCATGGCTTCTGGATCACCAGATTCATACGCAGTCTTCAGGTTGCGCTTTGCAGCCATAGCCTGTGTATCAACACGGTTTTCCATCTCTTGGCTGTAGTTTTCTTGAATCTTTAGATTCTGTTCAGCACTAGAGGTTTGAGTGTTTTTCAGTTGAGCAGCTAAAGCTTCGTTTTGTTCTTTGATCTCTTTGGCATACTGCAATGCTTGCAATTCACGCCGCTGATATTCTTTAGCTTGCTTTACAGCTTGATTGATTCTGTTCTGAGCAGTTCTTGCTTTTACCTCAACTTCAGAAAGTTCTTCTTCCGTATTTGGCTCTGCAGTTTCAAAGTCTTCTTGAACAGCGTCTTCTGTGACAGGTGCAAGTTCTTCAGCTTCCTCTTCAGAAAACTCAATAATTGCATTCTCTTCTTGAACTTCTTCTTCAACTCTACGCCCTTCTGGGAGCGCAGCTTTGTTTATGTCTTCTTCACTATCTAGCTTTGATAAAGCTTCTGTCAGTGTTTCTTCAGCCATGTTTTCACCTATGCAGACTTAATATCGTCAGGGTTGATAATTGTGCCAATCACTTCATCGTCATTGATGATGCGAACTTCATGATCGTCTTCCAAAGAGAAACGAGCGCCTGCGTATCTACCGATAAGCACCCAATCGCCTTGCTTGCACCATGGTTCACCACCAAACTTATCGTAATCTTGATAAGCCAATGGGCCGACTTTCATGACGTAACACACAGATGTCGCCAAGTTCTCCTTGCTCACAGTGGACTCAAGGAGTTGTATGCCGCCATCTGTCACACCTTTGCCTTTGTATGGAAGGACTAACAGTCTCCACCCAGAGGGTTCAGGCATTCTTTCAACCAAAGATTTGTCTAACACGGTAGGGTCTAAAACCCTTTCTTTTTCACTCACATATGCATCCGTAACGGACGGTTTTGCGATGGAATCTACTGCTAGATCACTCATCGGTGGGGTCTCCTTCAAACTGCAACGCTTCTCTTATTTCTTCACGCAGGGTGCGAAGCATCGATAACTCACCCATTGCAAACTTGTAGTCCTCCATAGACTTGATATTGCCCGACGTTGTGTAATCGACAATACCTTGCTCATATTGTTCAAACTTCTTCATCATGTAAGAAGCGAGAGCTATTGAATCCATTTATCTTATTGGCCCTGTAACCCCTGGCGGTAGATTAGTAACCATTCCGGGTATAGGTGCCATGCCAACAGGTTCTGGTTGGCCTGTACCCGGATTAACAATCGCGCCACTTGCTATTTGAGGTGGTGGCGGTGGGCCACCTAATCCTGCAAATGGTGCGAGTGGAGCCATTGGCACAGGAGCTCCATACCCACCAAACTGAACTTGTGGCACAGCAGATGTCGGCATTTGGAAGCCCGGATACCCACCTTGTTGTATATTTGAACCCGCCTCCATCATGCGCTGTGCATAATTCTCACGCACTTCAGGGTCAAAAGACTGCCCAAGTATGTTGGTAGGCACATACGTTTCGCGCACACCCTGCAACGGATCCATGCTCACAAACTGTGGAGGTGGTGGGGCAGAGGGTTCTGGTGTAGCAGTGGGTGTGGGCGTTGGATCAAATGTAGGCGTTGTTGTACCTGTTGTCAAAGCAGGAATGCTTGGAAGCTCAACCTGCCCACCACCGGGTATGTCTATTTTGGTAGGTTGGGTAATGGTTCCTGAAGAGCTAAATTCACCTACAAAACTTGGGTCTAAAGCAGTTATCTGGTCTTCAAGATCTTTAATTGCCTGAAAATGTTCTGGCCCAGGATCTTTTATAAACCGCATCCCCGTGAGTGTGCTGTGTCTTTCTTTAAGTTTATCTAGCTCACTAGAAGAAGATCCACCGCCAACACCACCAAAAAGTTTGCCTAGGCCAACAGAAGCGTCTTCGCCATCTCTTTTGACAACACTAGACATGCCGCCCGTGGGCGCTGGCACAACAGGCTCTGCCTTTGGTGGCTCAGGCTCGGCAACTTTTGTGGCTGGAGGTGTGTACCTGCCGCCAGTTGCCTTAGTTACTGCTTCAGCGATCTCATCTCGTGTGGGTGTTTTGAAGTCTGGCAACAAAACTCTTTTTTCTAGATCTTTTAAAATTTCCTGAATCTTTTCTTTGTCAGGCAAAGCTATCTTGGGCGCGTCTTCTGTAATGCGAATGGGCTTTGGAGGCACAGGTGCTTCAGAGCCAGGGCCACGGCTTATGTCAATTTTAGATTCTGCAGCAGCCTCTGCTTCTGCCTTGGCCTTTGCCTTAGCCTCTTTCTCAGCTTTAGCCTTGGCTTCTTTCGCTTCTCGCTTCTTCTTTGTCTCTGCAAGCAACGCTTCAGCTTTCTTCTTGGCTTCAGCAGCACCCGCTATATTGCGATCAGCTTGTTCTTTCTTGAGCTTGTCACGCTTTTTTTCAGCAGCAGCGCCTTCATCTGTAGGATAAAGCTTTTGAACCTGTCTCTGACCAGCTTCGCCAAAGAGCGCAGGCACATACTTGCCTGTCTCTGGGTTCAGTATTTGTTTTTGACGGCCACCACTGCGCTGCCATTTCTGCAACGCCATGCTGCCCCGAACACCACGAGAACGAGGTTTGGGTATCTTGACCGTGCGATACTTAGGCTCAGCCATTTGACGTTCCTAGTAGATGCCAGAAAACTTCTTACCACGCAGCGCAGCGCCAAAGCCACGCATTTCACCCGCGCCATAAGGCTTGGATGTAGTCGGTGTGGCTACAGATTCTTCTTTTGCGTAGTTAACAGTGCCTTGGTCTTTGATGCTGACTTTGCTGTCAGTGACCTTGGGCTGTGGAAAACTGGTTTGTCTTTTCATTACTTCTTACCTTTCGGTGCGGGTTTCTTTTTGGCAGGCGCTTTCTTTGCTGCAGCCTTCTTCTTTGCAGGCGCTTTCTTGACTGCAACTTCGGCTTCAACTTCAGCCTCGACCTTTACTTCAACTTCTTCTTCGCTCAATTTATTTATTATGTCCTCAAGCATTTCAGCAGTAACTGCAGTAACTTTTTTAATACCAAGGCGAGCTTCTTCTTCGCTCTTGTTCTGGGCCTTCTGTGTCGCGGCCATCTTTTGACGTACTGAACTCATTTGTCCTCCTAATTTCCGAAGAAATCTTTAGCTATATTCTCCGCTGTCTTTGCCATCTGGGCAGAACGCTGAACATTAATGCGCTCTCTGGCAATCTGGTCTTTCATCTCAGCAGTCGCTGCTTGAACTTCCATGCGATCTTCTGCTAATTCTTTATTATTATCAACACGCTCTTGCTCAATATCTATGCGCTGCTGTGCCTCACGCGCCTTTCTATCCATGTCTTCTTCTTTGATATCAAGCTCGCGGTCTCTGAGTTTGACCAATGGATCATCTGGCATTTGCGGTGATAACGCTGGGCCAAGCTGCTCAAGCAACTGCGTCGTAATCGTCGCAACCTTGTCTTCCATAATTGGCATCATCTGCTGCTGCATAGCCTGTAACTGCTGCTGCATCATAGGATTCATCTGAGCCTGCTGTTGCATCATCTGCATCTGCTGGTTCATCTGCATGATCTGCGGGTCTTGTTGCGCCATCTCACGCGCCTTGAAGTCAATGTGCTGATAGATATGCGACTGAATCATCGCAGCAGCCTGCATCTGACCTTGCGGTACGTTCTGCACAATCGGTGAGCGCAACAAAGAGATGTGTGCTGTGATGTGCGCATCATGATCTTGATCTGGAAATGCTTGTGCAGGTTGACCTTGCAGGAACCCAGCGTTCTCCATGCTTGGAGATACGGGCTGTGGCTGCGGTGGTGGTGGCAATAACTGCTCAATCTGCTGCACACCCATCGCTTCGTACATACGCCGATATGCGTTATAGATCCCCTGCGGGCCATGGATCTGCGGGTTCGACTGAACCATCCGCATCATCTCTTGGGCCATCATCACACGCTGGCTCATGGAGAAGATATTCGGGTCAGACACAGGAATGATGTCGATACGGTCATCAAAGTCAGTTGCCATCAACTGCTGCTGACCATTCGCAATCATATAGGGATACGTCTTGAGCGGTGACTCTTTCACCACTCTTGCAAGCAGGTTGAACTCAACACGTTGGCTGTAGTGCAGCCGCTTGTGTATCGCGCTCATCACACGACTGCCCTTTTCAAGCAACGCAATCGT